TCACCGAGATCACTGAGAAAATGCAGGAGATATTCCCGCCGAAAGAGATACAGCTAAAGACCAAGGTCAAGTATGAACCCTTCAACCCCGGCTCTCGTAAGCAGATCGCAGAGCGTTTGATGGAACGTGGGTGGGTGCCAGAGAAGCACACCGAGAAAGGTAATGTGGTGGTGGACGAGACCACCCTTGCTAGCATAGACATGGACGAGGCAAAGGTACTGGCAGAATACCTGATGCTACAGAAGAGAGCAGCGCAGGTAAAGTCTTGGCTAGAGGCAATCAACCCCAAGACTGGCAGGGTACACGGTAGAGTGCTGACCCTCCAGACGATCACAGGGAGGATGGCTCACGCCTCTCCTAACATGGCGCAGGTCCCAGCTGTGTACTCACCCTACGGTGCAGAGTGCAGAGGTTGTTGGACTGTACCCTCTGACAAGAAAGTTCTTGTTGGTATAGATGCATCGTCAATTGAATTGAGAATGCTATGCCACTACATGAAGGACGAGGACTACACCACACAGGTTGTCTCCGGTGACATACACACATACAACCAACAGCTGGCAGAACTACCCAGCAGGGATCAGGCAAAGACATTTATCTATGCTCTCCTGTACGGTGCAGGTGCTGCCAAGATAGGATCAATCATTGGGAAAGGTGCAGCGGAGGGACAGCAGATCATGGACAGGTTTTTCCTAAATCTATCGTCCTTTCAAGACCTCAAGACCAAGGTAAACAAAGCAGCAGAGCGCGGGTGGATCGCTGGTCTAGACAAGAGGACACTCCACATACGCACCGTCCATGCATCTTTAAATACGCTCCTACAAGGTGGCTCTGCCATACTAATGAAGAGAGCACTGGTCATCTTTGACAAGCTTATCAAGGAGCAAGGACTAAACGCTATCTTTGTTGCCAACGTACACGATGAGTGGCAATTAGAGGTTGACAAGGACCATGGAGATGTGGTAGGTAAGCTCGGAGTTGATGCCATCAAGAGAGCAGGTGACTACTACAAACTGCGTTGTCCTCTTGACGGTGAATACAAAGTTGGAACCAGCTGGGCAGAGACCCACTAGAAAGGAGGTACAAGTGGACGTTTACATGCACACAGGACTAGCCTTGGCGGTTATCATAGTGGCTTTCCTAATTGGTTACTATGTGTCTATGGCTCAACACGTAGAGAAAGGAGTTACGTTTACCCTTGACAAGCTTGAGAAAGAAAACTTAATCAGGGTCAACGACACAGCTGAAGGCAAGAAGATACTATCAATCTCTGAGGTGCACGGTGAACTCATGGACGAGAACACAATCCTGAAAGATAACGTGTACCAGCTGGAGAAACAGTTGAACACCTCCAGAAAAAAACTTGTTGACAAACTTGTTTAAGTCTGTTATACACCACTCACACTAACAAACAGAAAGGAGAACTATTTCATGGGTATTATTCAGGGCAAAGCGTATTGGGCAAAGGTTGATCCCAACAATCCCTCTCAAATCTACAACACCACTGGCCCCTACGACAAGCAGTGGTCGATGGATGTCACACTGGACGAGGCAGCAGGTGCCGTTCTTCAAGCCTTCGACATGGACGCAAGCATTCGCGACGGTAGTGAAGAAGCCGTGGCGGCTGGCAAAGGTCGGATGCTCAACGGTAAACCCACCCTTGTCTACAACAAAGGTCATATCTGTGATGACTTCTACTTTACTTTCAAGTCGAGGGCTTTCGACAAGATGAACAACCCCAAGCGTCCACCGTCGATTGTCGATGCAGATCGTAACGACATCACGGGTACGCTTATCGGTAACGGTTCGCTTGTCAATGTAAAGTTCAACGAGTGGCAGAACCCTGCGTCTGGTAAGACTGTCCTGTATCTCAACGGGCTACAGGTGATACAACTTATTCCGTATGAGAAAGACGGTGGGTTTGAAGTTATCGAAGGTGGGTTCAAAGGTCAACCCCGTAACACCTCCACGGTGACTGTTGAAGAAGATTTTGAATCGGTAAGTCTCTAGGAAAGGAGAAACTCTATGGCTAAATCAACTGCACAATCCCGTGTACTTCGCGCACTCAAGAGTGGCTACCGTGTCACTCGCAAGACCAGCATTGAGCGTGGCTGGGCTGAGAATTTAACGGCGGCTATCTCAGCTTTACGAAAGAAAGGTTATGAGATTCTTTCGGTTCGCGTTCCAATGCCTGATGGTGGAGTCTACACTCGTTATAAGTTAGTAGGCTAAACCATGACTAAGAGCAAGATTAGTTCTCTTCTGCAGGATATTGAGGAGAGACTAGAAGAAGGTGGGGCTGTGGACGAGTCTAATCTTGCTCTCTTTCTGGAGGAGATGGGGGAGATCATGGAGCGTTTCTTCTCCGAGGGTAACTCCTACAGTACAAAAGGAAGAATGAGACTTTCAGCAGTGGGTAGAGAAGATCGTAAGCTTTGGTATGAATATCAAGGGTACGACAGACCAAACTTAACGACATCAAACAGAATGCGATTTGTCTTTGGTCACATACTGGAAGCTCTCATTCTCCTTCTTGTCAGAGAAGCAGGACACAGTGTAGAGGATTGTCAAAAGAAAGTCACAGTCAATGGAGTTGATGGTCATATTGATTGCGTTATTGATGGAGAACTGGTTGATGTTAAGTCTGCTTCTCCGTATGGGTTTAAGAAGTTTAAGGACGGATCAATAACAAAAGGCCAAGACCCCTTTGGTTATATGTATCAGCTAGGTTCTTATGCCAACGCACTGGGCAAAGACAGAGGTTACTTTCTCTCTGTTGACAAGAGCAGTGGTGAACTGAACTTGCTCAATGTAAATCTACAAAAGGTAGACGCACCAAACCGTATTGACTTTCTGAAGGATACACTGGTAAAAGATATACCACCGGACAGATGTTACAAAACTGTGGAGGACGCTTCTGGTAATCACAAGCTACCTTCTGGGTGTAAGTTCTGTGACTTCAAAGTGGAGTGTTGGAAAGATGCAAACAACGGAGTGGGTCTAAGAAGATTTAACTATGCCAATGGACCAGAGTTCTTTACGCATGTGGAGAAGATGCCAAGAGTGGAGGAGGATTTTCTGTGAGCACAGTGGTGGACATAACTGAGGATGAGCTTGATCATTGTAAGCAGCTGGGTATCAAGCGTCACATGGCAAAGCACCCTTCCTTCAGAGACAAGAGCGTTGTACCTACCAAGCAGCTGTACACTGGTGAGTCGCATGTGCTAGGAATTCTAGGTGAGTACGCATATCACAAGATCACAGGCTCCAAGATTGATGAATGTATCTACGAAAGAGGAGATGCGGGTTACGACTTTGAGGAGAACGGATCAAAGGTTGAGGTCAAGGTCAGCACCTTTGGTCCCTCTGGTACAGAGTTGAAGATACCTAAGAAAGAATACGAAGAAAGAAAACCAGATGAGTATGTCCTTGTTTATATTAACAAGAACAATCTCAAAGATGTCACCGTGCTAGGAAAGATTAGCAGGAAAAACTTTGACAAGAAGAAACGTGAGAAACAATATGGACCAAGGTACCCTGTTAATTATATCGTAGGCGCGGAGGACCTCGATGCACTGGACGTTTAAAGACGACAAGACCAGAGTACCACAACCTGATGAGTACTTTGGTTTTGTATATGTTATCACCAATAAGCTTACCACCAAGCAGTACATTGGGTGTAAGCAATATTGGCAGATGCGTAAGCGTAAGAAGCACAAGCCATCCAACTGGCGTGTCTATACCTCGTCATCAAAAGATTTGAACGAGGACATTGACAAGCTAGGCAAGAGACGGTTTAAGTTTGAGATCATACAAGAATATAAAACAAAGAGAGGGCTACACTACTACGAACAATTCTATCAGATGAAGCACCATGTTCTCACCGCTGTTATCGAAGGATCAGATGAGCCAGCCTACTATAACAAGAACATAGGTGGGGTCAGGTTTTATGTTCCTGTTGAAAGGTTTGAAGACCCTGAGTGGATAAAAGAAAGATATCATAAACCTGAATACAAAGAGAGGATAAAAGAAAAATATCGTAACCCTGAATACAAAGAGAGACACAGTGAAGCAGTATCTAAAGGAATGTGTAAACATCTTTACAAGATTACTTTTGAAACTGGTGAAGAAATAATCATTAATAACATTAACAAGTGGGCAAGAGAAAACAATTATGACCAATCAAATTTTTTTAAGATGCTAATTAAAAAACGGAAAAGACACAAAGACATAGTAAAAGTAGAAAGACTGAGTGATGAAGAGAAGGAGTAGTGACGCTGTACTACAGACATTGGAAGAGGGTGTGCACGATCATCACACACCTGAGAAAGTTCTGTGGCTCTGTGTCATCCTACAACAGTTACTAGATGCCACCAAGCCTGTCAAAGAATATGATAACACAGAGGTAAAGTTAGTCAGGGATCAGGCAGAGGCGTGGATATTCTCGTCTATAGGTGTAACAGCAGAGGACAGAGACACGGTATGTCACCTTGCAGGTATAGACCCGGATGCTTTCAAGTCTTTTGCCAAGCAGGTTATCAAAACCAAAGAGAAGACCTTTATCCGAAAGAGGATCAATGCGATACTTCATGAAGATAATAGTTAGTCTAACAGAGAGAAAGGATCAATTAATGAAGAAAGCTATCGACAAACAGGTTGGAGGTGACCACTATAAAACCTGTAAAATTCAACCAGTTGAGTACATAGAATGTAATCAGCTTGGTTTCCTAATGGGTAATGTAGTAAAATACGTGACTAGGTATGCGGTCAAATCAAATGTTCAAGACCTTGAAAAAGCCAAACACTACATAGAACTTCAGATGCAACTCCTAGACGAGGGCAAGCTATGAGAGATTATCTAGGAGACAAGAGAGCATCAGAGATTCTGTGTAGAAGACTTCGTAAACAATACCATGACATGGGTCTTACAGATGTCAGGGTATGGGTAGAACCATTTGAGATTTCAGCTACGAAAATGTGGGCTATTCGGTCTGACTTGACCAAGAAACATCCCGAACTTTTTGAATTTTAATGTCGATGCCACTACTTGAAATACGTGGCGACGAACTTATATTTGACGGTGAGAAGCTGGCAGATATAAGCTCTGTCGCTGATGAATACACAATTAAACAGTTTGAGTACTGGTTAGAATTTGTAACAGAGGAGATTGTTGATGACAATTACGAATGGTGAAGTTACCCTGCCAACCAACTACCAGTCATTTATTCATATGTCCCGGTACTCACGTTGGTTAGAAGACGAGCAGCGAAGAGAGACATGGGAAGAGACAGTCGATAGGTATCTGTCCTTTATGGCACAGCACCTTGGCGACAACTACAGCTATGATCTCTTTGGCAAAGAGCTAGAAGAGCTAAGAGATGCAATGCTCACGCTCAAGGTTCTTGGTTCTATGCGAGCACTGATGACAGCTGGTCCTGCGCTAAAGCGTGAGAACGTGGCAGGGTACAACTGTTCCTATCTTCCTGTTGATTCACCCCGGTCCTTTGACGAATGCCTGTACATTCTGATGAACGGAACAGGTGTAGGCTTCTCTGTTGAACGTCAGTACATCAACAACCTGCCCACCATACCTGATCAAGAGTTTGAGAACACAGACGACATGATCTCTGTAGCTGACTCCAAAGAGGGTTGGGCCAGAGGTCTGCGTGATCTTATCTCTCTTCTGTACACCAACCGTATACCCAAGATTGACACCAGCAAAGTACGTCCAGCTGGTGAGCGATTGAAAGTGTTTGGTGGTAGAGCTTCTGGTCCTGCACCTCTGGAAGAACTGTTTGACTTCACCATACAGACGTTTAAGAAAGCCAAGGGTAGAAAGCTTACATCTATTGAGTGCCATGATATCATGTGTAAGATTGGACAGGTGGTAGTTGTAGGTGGCGTCAGAAGGTCTGCCCTGATCTCGCTTTCTAACTTGACTGATGAGCGTATGCGTATGGCTAAGAGTGGTGAGTGGTGGGTAGACAACCAACAACGTGCACTCTCCAACAACTCTGTCTGCTACACAGAAAAACCTGACATGGGTATCTTTATGAAAGAATGGCTTTCCCTGTATGAGAGCAAAAGTGGAGAGCGTGGCATTTTCAACCGTGTATCTGCACAGGAGAAAGCATCGTCCAATGGTAGGCGTGATAGCGACGTAGACTTTGGCACCAACCCTTGCTGTGAAATTATCTTACGTCCTTATCAGTTCTGTAATCTGTCAGAAGTTATCTGTAGAGCAGAGGATACCGTGGCTACACTGAAGGAAAAGATTAGACTGGCCACCATCCTAGGTACATTTCAGTCTACCCTGACAGACTTTGGCTACCTGCGTAAGCGTTGGAAAGATACCACAGAGGAGGAGCGTCTGCTCGGTGTGTCACTGACAGGTATCATGGACTGCCCCGCTGTGTACAATGCCAAGCCAGAGACACTACAAGAACTGAGGAACATGGCTGTAAAGACCAACAAGAAGCTGGCAGAGAAGCTAGGCATCAAGCAGAGCGCAGCTGTCACCTGTGTCAAACCTTCTGGTACTGTGTCTCAGCTTGTTGACGCAGCATCTGGTATTCATGCAAGACACAACCCGTTCTATGTCAGGACAGTCAGAGGTGATAACAAAGACCCACTGACCATGTTCCTCAAAGACAAAGGTGTACCAGCAGAGCCAGACTTCACTGCACCTGACAGTGTAACCGTCTTCTCTTTCCCCATGAAAAGCCCAGAGGGTGCTGTGTGTAGGTATGACATGAGCGCCATTGAGCAGCTGGAACTGTGGCTCAAAATAGCTGACAACTACTGTGAACACAAGCCATCTGTTACTATCTCTGTCAAAGAACATGAGTGGTTGGCTGTGGGGTCATGGTGCTGGGAACACTTTGAGTCTCTCTCTGGTATATCTTTTCTCCCGTTCTCTGATCACTCCTACAAGCAAGCACCGTATCAGGACATTGAGAAAGATATTTATGGTGACATGGTAAAGAAGATGCCACCTATCATTGACTGGACAGAGCTACAGGGATATGAAAGAGGTGACACAACCAGCGGATCGCAGGAACTAGCGTGCACTGGTGGTGTATGTGAAGTAGTAGACATAGGAGCATAGATATGACATCATATGTAGTTGAGATGCAAGAAGACATGGCGCAGTCACTGACCTGCACGTTTCTAAAACAGATCAAAAAGGATACCGCTGATGGAGGTGTAATGGAAGCGTGTGATATTATTCTTACTTATTTAAACCCAATCAAAGAGTTTAATGACTCTGGGTTTACAGATAGCTTTGATGCAAAAGCAACGGAGGCGTTAAAATGAGACAGTTTGTATTTGATTGTTGGAACGGTGTGATGAACGCAGAGATAAGTCCTTTGAAAAATATAAAGGACTTGCAGGTAAGACACCTAGTCCTACAAACACTTGCTTGGATGTGGTGTATCACATTCTCAATTATGATAGGAGATTTACTATTCTTTGGTTATACTCTTATTGCTCACACCATTCTTATAGTTGCCATAGTGGTAACAGTGAGCACATTTGAAACTGCCAGAAGAAGTCCCAATAGTTTTAACTTTGTCAAGAAATATCATACACCCTCCAGAAGCCGTTATCAATGGCACAATGGTAAGAAGATAGTTTACCCAGATGGTGACCCCGGTGGGGAGCATGAGTGAAAGAAAGAGACTGGCTAACAATTATTACAAGTTTAGTATTGACTAGCTACCTTACCTATGTTATAGGTTCAGCTATCATCAACACTGTATGCGGAGGATGTTTGGTAGGATGAACGGTATGGAAGTTACACTGATAGACCACATGGGTTCTGACCTGACAGTGGTAAACGCTGCCAGAGTTTCCTTCAACAAGGAATCAGACTGGGAGTCAGTACCAGAGGCAGGACCTGTGCGTGATCTACTGAAAGAGTCAGACGAGAAACTTATCAACTACCTTGCCAAGCACAATCACTGGACACCCTTTGCTCATACCTCCCTTCAGTTCAGGATCAAGGCTCCTATCTTTGTGGCTAGACAACTTGGTAAACATCAGGTGGGTTTGGTCTGGAACGAGATCAGTAGGAGATACGTTGACTATGAACCAGAGTTCTATTACCCAGAATACTGGAGAGGCAGACCAGAGAACAAGAAGCAAGGTAGTTCAGAGGAGGAGATAGATATTAATCCTTCTAACGGTTCTGGTCATCTTATGGTAGATCACTACACGCAAGCTATACATTCATGCAACTGGACATATCAAGAGTTACTCAGAAAAGGTGTGGCACCAGAGATGGCACGTATGATTCTCCCGCAGAGCATGTTCACTGAGTGGTACTGGACAGGTAGTCTTGTCTCGTTTGCCAGAGTATGTTCTCTCAGGATCAAGATAGATGCACAGGAGGAGACCAGAGACATTGCTTCTTTGATAGAGATAGAGTGTGCCAAATGTTTTCCCATTTCTTGGGATGCGCTAATGTAGCTTCCGTAGCTCAACTGGATAGAGCAACAGACTTCTAATCTGTAGGTTGCAGGTTCAAGTCCTGCCGGGAGCGCCACTATTTGCTTGATATAAAATAATTAATGTGTTATAATCTTCACTGAGGTGCCGTTGTTGGGCCTCTTAACAACTTGCTGAAAAGGAGTTTACATTATGAACGATGTATTCAAAACACAATTGACCACTGATATGTTCAACAGAATGCTGGGCATGAATAACCTAGTAGCTGTCCTCAACAACATCAGCTATGAAGACAACAAGTATCCCCCTCACAACGTATACAAAGACGGTGACAACTATGTAGTGGAGATTGCTCTTGCTGGATGGGAAGAGGATGATATCTCTGTCATTGTAGAGAACCTTGAACTTACTATTAAGGGTGAGAAGCAGGACTCAGACACAACTGCAAGACACATGGCTTACAAGGGTATATCTACCAAGAACTTTAGTAAGAAGTTTGTGCTTGCACCTCACTATGTGGTGACAGATGCCACGTTCAAGAACGGTCTACTGACCATTGAAGTTAAGCATTTTCTACCGGAAGAACTAAAATCTAGAGAGATTAAAATCTCTACTTAGAGCATACCTCTGCCCATGTTTCATTATGGGTAAGAATAGTTCTGGCTGTGGTTGGAGTGAAGACATCCTGTTCATGTACAAGGATGGGCTTCACCCAACTACAGTTATTTTGGCTGGCTCCAACGCTTACGCAGCTGCTCAGAGACAGCATCATTATGAATACGATCAATCTTTCTTTCAACTTCATTAGCCTTCTCTACTATCTCTGATTCATTTTCTAGTATGTCTACCTGTGCAGATTTCTTCCCTGCTCTGTATGCAAAGAGCATAGGTATAACCTTTGTGATAAATCCTATGATGTTACCAACGATAGAAAGCATCAGGCATCAATCAGTTGGGTGAGGTCCATCAAGTGGATGATCATTTTTTGGTTTCATCTACTTTTTCCGTAGAACCTTCAGCTACTTTAACTTTAATCTTTTCAGCTGGCTTCTCACCAGTTTCTTTTGCTTTGCCAAAAGTCAGAGACGCCCACTCAAGAACCTTGTAGGCTTTACCTAACCAAGAGTCAGGATCAGGAGTTTTGGTGCCACCTACAATTACACTGGCCACCACAACAATACCTAAGACTGCTTCAATGATCTCTGCTTTGTGTAACATAATTGCTTCAATCATCTTCGATCACCTCCTCAGTAAATAATTCTGCACCCGTAATAATCTGGTGCTTTAGGTATTCAAGAACAAACAACAGGGACGTTGATTTAATATTCCCTGCCATTACATCTTCAGCCAGATCACCCTCTTTGAAGAGGAGAAGAACTGCACCGTCAATGCTTTTATTCTCTACTCTTTCTTGTAGAAGCGTAACACATTTTTCCAGATGCTGCAACGCTTGCTCTTTACCCTCTGCATTTAGACTACCGTCTGGATTTAACACAGTTGAGTTGGTAAATTTAACTACATCCCCCATTGTTGATATCCTTTCCATGGTTCTGGTTTCTCAATGTCCCATATCTCCTGACCCATACCTGCACCCTTGAACTGTACATCTAGGTCCATATCTTTACAGGTCTTGAACAACTTCTCTAGGTCTTGTGCACCTGCCAGTAGTTCTCCTGTTGTCCAGAAGCTCTTATCTCCAACAGATACATTTAGATACTTTGGCTTACCCTCTTCATCTAGAGCCTTCTGATCAGCTTCAGAGGGGTCCTTTCCAAGGCTCATGTCAAAGCCATAGAGATGAAACTGGCGAAACCCTATGGTATGTCCAATGCCAATAGTCCTGAGACCAGCGTTAGTTCCTCCGGTGATCATCAGTGCATCTTGTCCTGATCCTTCGATACCTCCTTTGACAGCTTGAGAGAAAGCGTGCCAGCCTACGATGTGAGCACCTTTATCTTGCAGCAGGTCAACCACAGATGGATCAGTCATGGACGCTACCCAGAAGTGAGTGCGTGGGCTAACGCTTTCAAAGAGTGTGCTCCTGACCACACCGTGAGTGGACACGCCCTCCACGGGTCTTGGATCAAGTAAGGTACATGCCCAAGGCACAAGCCCGTTGTCCATCAGGACGGGCAGAGAGTGCTTGACACAGACAACCTTGACAGTCTTGCCACCCTCCTCCAGCATCTCTTTATCTTCTTTGATCTGAGCAACATCCAGAGAAGGACCAGCAGATACAACAAAGATAATCTCATCGTTGATCCTGCACTTCTCATCAATCCACTTGTCAATCTTTGTTAGGTTTGCTTTGATGTTGTTCTGGATATCATCAGATGGTACGCAGTCCTTGGGCGTTACAATGATAGGAACTCTGGCCTTGAACTTGGGCAGGTCAGGATCAAGAACCAAACCTAGGTGTGTAAACCCACCACCCTTGACAGGATCATTGGAGGGTATCACGTACACATTGGCGTCTTCTCTTTCTTTGATCTCTTCTGTCCAGAGTTTGTTGACACCTCTGTGCTCTTCCTCTGGCCAGTTGTCATTGTCATCCTTACTGAAGTAGTCATCTAGAACAACAACCTTGTTGTGCATCAGCTGATGGTAATCGTGTGCTACAGTTTCGTAGGAGTGACCACCGTCAATGAACACAAGATCAGCCACAGGTTTATCTGTTAGCGTTTCATTGGTATCACCTTCAATCAGCTTGAACTCAAAGGTCTTACCTTCTTTCGCTTTCTCCATGGCATACTCTGCCAACCGCTCTGACACAGCCTCTGCAGTGTTGTTTGCCTTGGAGTTAAACTCTTTCTCGTTCATCTCTGGCGTGGCTGTGCCAAACAGATCATACCCTGTATAGGTTACCTTGTCATGGTAATCAAAGGCAGCGTCTGCCATCTGTATGGCTCTGCCACCGTTGTATGTGCCAGTCTCAATGAAGCTGCTGCACTTGTAGAAATGAATCATCTCACTGATCTGTTTGTATCTCTTATGATGTTCAAGACTTACATCTCCTGAGACGCCGTGTTTTAGATCACCTTTGAAGTGCTCCATCTTCTGCGCTAGAACAGAAGAACCAAAGGCATTGAGATCAGGAACATCAGGCGTCAGGTTCAGTGCGTGTAGTCCATGGTACTGGTGCAGCTTGAGCAGACGTTCAAAGATAAAGCCATCGTGCCACTCTCTAAAGGCAGTCACCTCACAGTTGTCATAGGTTTCGCGCAGGTCAGCTAGAAAATCTTTGGCAGGTCTCCCCTTGAGATTGAAAGCAACAAAGGATGTCTCACTATAGTCAGCAGCTGTACGTCCCAGATGTACAACGTCATACTGTTCATCACACACAGAGTCAAGAAACTCTTTGGTCACAGTGGCATGAGTTATAGTGTCAGCATCTAACCAGATAAGCCAGTCTTTACTCTGCAGCATATGAGGATCGGCAGCGGTCTCTGTCAGAGCGTAAACTTTGTGACACCACTTGATAGCGTCCAATCTCCAGTTGTAGTCAATGCGCCCACCCTCTGTGCCATTGTGCACCTCCATCTTTTCTCTGTAGTTGAGCATATCTTCTACGTTATTTAAATTACAGTAGTTGATACGTTGAGATGGAATGTCTAACTCTTTAAACCTGAGATAGAACGCTGGCTCTCCAAAGTCATGGTACCAAGCATGTAGTTTGATGTCATCTTCCCATAAGTCAACAAAAGAGTTGAGCATGTTCCTGCCGTACAGTTCTAGCCCATCAGGGTTGAAAGATGTTACAATGTCGTATTTACTCATGCTAGAATATCTCCACTATTTTTCTAAAACTACTCAGGCTAAATTCAAAGTGATCAAGTTCTGCTTCCCACTCTTCAGCATATTCACTATCTTCGTAACCATCAAACCAAGGACCGCCAAGACTAAAATGCACAGCGTGAACATCATTAGTCCCATGGCTAATACCGGGAATAAAATTCCAACCGTGAGGTAAGCTGCCAATCTGATCATCACTGTCGAGCCAGCAGAAGTTATGTAAGTTACCACCTGTTTCACTGTTTACCATTACCTCGTCTAGTCTATCATTTGCTGGATGGTCCAAGTTGTAGAGAACAAAGGATGACCAGAGCTTCTTGTTGTAGTTCTGTTGTAACATCCCATCCATCTTGACGGTTTCTTCAGGATCATAATTATGTTTGACACACATGACAGCATAGTCATCATTACAGTATTTAAATACCTCGCATACATCAGAGAGAAAAAGAAAATCAGAATCACAGAAGAGCACCCAACCAGTAAGATCATTTCTTCTGGCTATCTCAGGCACTAAGAATCTGGTGTGAGAAAATTCTGTGGAGAAAGGCATGTTGTCTACGTCATCATAGTACTGCCCATCTTCATCTATCTGCCAAGCACGGTAGAACATCTTGGCATGACGTAGAGTTTTATGATAGATAGGTGTAACCTCTACAGGGTAGCTGGACCTGCGAGTTATAGAGTGTGAACAGACTTTGAAGGGGATGTGCTCACGCGAGTCATAACCCACAAAGACATGGTATGCTTTATCTGCTAATCTTTCTATCATAAAGAAAGACTAGCACCAGCATATTAGTTATGAAAGGAAAAATTATTTAAGGTCGATGAGGAATAAATCCATCACGTATCATCTTTAACTTCTGAGGATAAGGTGCCATTTCATATCTATCTTGCAGTTCTGTTTGACGCGCAACTTTCCTGCCTAGTTTAGGCATACCTCTGGCACGTTCTGCTGCATTCTTGCTCCAGCTTCTAAAGGTAGCGCCGCTAAAGTTTAGCCGTAGTGATGGGTCTTCTGTCTCTTCATTGTATACGCGCATCTGTTCCATATACTTTGAAGCTTCTTTGTAGGATTCTTTTGCAGCTTCCAACAGCGCAGGTTCTGGTCTGTTCTTTGCAACAGACTTGTCGTATAAGATTTGATTTCTATAAGCATCTGCCAGATTACTTTTAATCTTGTTACCAAAAGATACTTGAAGTTCAGAAACTCTGGTGTTGCGTCTTCTCATATTAAATTCAAATAGCATCTGCTGTGAGATATCTTCAGGTTGAAAACCTAGTATTTGAGGTAGCACCTGACGCGCACTAATCTCGTCTGCAAGCATAACTCTATTCTCTCTAGAAGTTTTTACCTGTCCTGTTGTTCCCATTTTAATTGCTTTAACTGCATTGTATGCAGACGTTGGAGCTAGATTAGCAAAAGCCATCATGTAATTATCATTATGTATAGCTTGTATAGCTGCTGCTGCACTGCCAAAAATCATAGAACCAGCAGGACCAATCGTCTTAGAAAAATCACCACTAAACATATCAGGCTGTATAAGCCTACCAGCACCTGTTCTACTTGTCAAAGAGATGTTTGCAAGTTGAGGTATAACACCTCTGGTAAAGTAGCTGGGGTCTTCCATGCCCATGCGGAATAGAGCCTTGTCTAACTCTGCCTTGATCATAGGATCAGTTTTGTACAAACCTTTATAGACAAACTCTCCAAGATCAACAGCATTTTCTGCAAGAGGCAGGGACCAGAAGCCACCTGTCATTATCATAAATGCTGCCATATAAGCCAGTGCCGCTGCTCTTTCTTTAGGATTTTTTACAACACCACCTTCTCTAAACACAAGACCATCTATCAGTTGTAGGTATCTAACTGGAAACTGCATAAACTGAAAGATGATACTAGGTATTGTACCACGCATAAACATAGGTCTATTATCTGCGCCCATCAAGAACTGAGTTTTATCTACAGAAAAAGCAGCAAACTTTCTAGCTTCGCTTGAGCCTGTGTAATCAGGCATCTGATCCATGGCTCTGTAGTCAGAATTTTTATTTAGTATTCTTGTAATGTCTTCCAACTTACCTTTTTTCTGAGCCTTTGTATATGTTCTATGAGCAGCAATATAAGTAGACATTCTATTTATTAGTTCAACATAACTAAAAATAGATGATGAAAAATTTTCTATGTTTCTTATAACACTTTTACCAGCTTGAAATTGTCCGTAGTTTATAAGACCAGCTTGTTCTGCTGTAACCTGAGAAATTAATCTACTATTCTGTAAATCAATTTTCATATCATTCCAAAGTTGTCTAGCTTCGTTACTTTTACCTAGTGGATTATCTAGTTGTAAAATTTCAGTAACTGTTCCTGTTCCTGTTCTTTTAAGACCTTTGATAAGACCAGCAATTTTACCAGCATCTTTCATTGCTCTCATAATTTCTAGTTGAGCACTGGTGGAAGATGTATATCTGATAAGCCACGGTACAGTTGCCATGGGTATCTGAGTTAAGTTTACCACAGCAGAAGATGGATTTAATCCTAAGAAATAATGAAACGATATACGTTTAAGGTTAAGCGCATCTCTGTAACCACTGTTCATATATTCTTCTAACTCTTTTGCATACGTGGCTAGTTTAGGAAAGGCTTTACCAGATGATGGTGTATCCAGCTGTCTTATAGCTTCAGCGCGTAGGTCCTTTGTATTTTGATTTGCAACGTACCCTGCAACTTTACCTAAGTAAATGTTAATCGTGTTATTCATTTGATCAATAGCGTTATCGTCATTGATCCAGCCTCTTGTGTTTAAACGTGTAATCATCTTTGCAGGATCGACGGAAGACCCTTGCTCTGTAAGAAGCAGGTTTCTAGCTTTTGACAGAAAATCTGTCACAGCATCGTTCTGTTCTTTTGTCAAGCCCTCCATCTGTATATCAGCAACTCTGCTTAAAAGTTCATTGATATTGTCAGGCGTAACATTCTCTGTATATTCAGTAAATGACTTGTCAAAATTTACAGGAGGTTTAATTGTATAACGACTACCGCTATACTCCTGTCTTAGTCTGGCCATTATCTGTTTATACTTTTTAGTATTTTTAATCTCGTTAAAATCTGCAGTTAATAAGTTTTTCTTAAATTCTTTTGGTGCGTGAGTTTCAACCCATACATTCTCACTCTTTCCATCTATGACTTCTGTTACAATAAAAGCAACAGAACCTAGACGTTGGTGCGGGAAGTAGAAGGGATTTGCTGCGTAAACAGCTAGAGTGTTCCTGTAGTTATTAATATAGTTAATTAATTTAGCTGGATCAGTTTCAGTGTTAAATATACTTTTAGGGTCACTGGTGTTAATCAGTGGAGAGTCTTTGATAGCTTGCATCAAAGCTTGTTGATTGTCAGCAGACACAGTTATATTACCACTGATCTGAGTTTTGTCTGCTTGATTTGTAAAACTCTTTAACCTATTTACAAGCGCCTGTAAATTTTGCGGAGTTGTTTCTCTGCCAAAATAAAAATTAGTATTATAAGCTGCAATGATATCGCTCTTTGCTTTATCAAAAGATTCTCTGATGGCCAGTAACGCATCCATCTGAGTTTGATCTAGTACAATTGTATCTCCAACCTTTGTAAGAGCAGTGTTTACATCATCACCGCCCTCGTTCTTGAGAATATACTGACTTGAGTTTGTAGGGTCTACCATTTGAGCAGGATCTAGTTTACCATTGGTGGTAAATTTATTAGCGTCCCTTCTCATCTGGTCCAACAACTCTAGTGCTTGAGCAACACCTTTCTGACTCTCATCAGTCTTGAGAGCTTTGAGTGGATTAGCCATAGGAGTCATGTAGTCTGTAATTTTAAAAGCAGCTATCTGTCTTTGCAAATTTACCGCGTTCCAGTACGGTGCAAAAACAGGGTATCTCTCTGCCATGACATCAGGAAAGTTCCACCATCTGGCAAAGAAGTTAAGGTCTTTTGCGGTTCTAGCTGCAAAATCATTGTACTCACCTTGACTAAGTGGTTTAGCTGCAAGCACAGGACCAACACGTCCATTTGATTCAGCAAGCTGATCACCTGTAAACTGAATAGCTTCTTCTTCTGATCTTATTAGTCTACCATCTGGTGTACGTCCTGCCATACTATCAGGATCACTTGCAGTGTAATCTTGTTCTTCTGCTGCTTGAACAATTTTGTTAGCTCTCTCATCAGCGGCTCTTGTAATGTTTTCTTCAGAAACTCCAGCAGCACTCGCTTGTTGTTTAAGAGTGTTTATAAATTCTTCGTTCTGTTTTAAATCTGTTGTGGTGCCTTCTTGAGCAAGAGCAGTTTCTTGTTCACTTATTGGTTGCTCAACAAAGTTGTCTACTGAAGTTTCTTTAACTTGCTTTTCTTCTGCCGCTGTTACTGGTGTTTCTTCTGCACCTAAGCGCCACTCCTCAAGAGCTTCTCTCATCTCAGCAGCTTGCTCTTCGCTCTTTACTATGCCTAACTCACGCTCTCCGGTTAGTGCTCCAACAGGAATATCCTTTCCATTTTCATTACGCAAAGCTACATTAACAGGAACTTTAGCGTTTGATCCAAAAATATTTTCAACCCCTAAAACTCTATGTCGCCCTTCGTGATTAGATAATTTAGGGTTCCATTTTTTAATTTTATTATCCCATTGTAGGGTCATAAAAGGAATGCCCATCTTTTGATGGTCTTTACCTTGTTTAAGCTTATTAGCTTCTCTGGTGACAAACTTCATTGTCTCAGACTTAGGTCCTGATTCAGTTCTAGGATCATAACCTAAAGGCTCAACATTTTCTAAAAATTTTGCAGGAGTCATCTCAACTCTTATAGAAGAATAAGTATCTAGACTACGAGGTGTTTGACCTACCGCACTCTCAGAATCTGAAAATAAATCTTGAGCTTGTGGTTGTGTAACTGTTAGTTCTTCTGTAGTTATTGGCGCAGCTGTGTCTACCTCTTCAATAGTATCAGCATACAAATCTTCTAACATAGTTGTTTGAGCAAACTCAGAAGCTTCAGCTGCTTCTTCTACTTTTATATCCTCTTGTCTTTGTTGAACCTCTTCCTGTTGCTGTTGAATCTCTACTTCTCTTTGAGAGGGAAAAGTTGTACTAACATTTGCTGCGTTCAACTCTTTAATAATTTTATTTTGTTCATTACCAGACATAGAACCAAATTCATTTATCTGGTCATCACTATAACCTCTTTCCTCCAGTGCTCTTCTAAGCTTTCTGGCACGGGTTGCTCTGGCACCTAGGGCTACCTCTGGTAAAGCGGTAGGCACTTCTGCCACAGCTTCCAACAGTATCTCTCCGGGCTTGTACTCACCTGTCAGAGCCTGTGCAGCAGCTTCACCTCCACCACCACCAACTGCTTGTGCCGCAGCTTCTGCTGTACCTGCACCTACTCGTCTTAACTTAGATGCCTCTGTTGCTGCCTTGCTAAGAGGCGCACCCTTGATTAAACTTGTCAGCTTACCTGCAAAGCCAACCGTGGCAGCATCAAAGGCACCAATGGCTATGCCTCTCTTGGCAGCGTCCTCTCTGATATCACTTAGTTGTTCATCGTTGTTAAGAGCAGCAATGACTTGTTCATCGTCAGTTACATCTACACCATTTTCTGAGAAAGCTTGCAGAAAAGATGCACCGTACTCAGTGGCACCAGAGCCTAGACCTGCTGTCAAGGCAGTGGCAATGATACCCGGAACACCTGCACCACCTGTGGCAACACCAACTGCCACTGTACCTGCAAGAGCAGGTGCAAACAGACCAAGAGATTCACCTATGATAGGTAGAACAGCGCCGGGATTGCTTGCCAGTGTAGACATAGCATCAGAGAAAGTTTCTGCCTCTGATAGTTTTTGCAGCGTCTCTTGATCTCTGTAATATTCTAGCTCACCTTCTCTAACTTCTCTACCAGTGGTAGGATCAACACCTACTACATCACCACTGGCAAAGTCTTCTCTTCTGGCTTGTTCTCTGGAGTATTCTTTATATCGCTCCATCTTGGCGATATCTTCTGCAGCTGTGTCTTCGTCTAGTAAGCCAAGCTCTGTGCCTAGTGTTGCACCCACTTGTCTGGCACCGTAGAGACCACGTTCAATAGCCTCTGTAGGCACAAGCCCCATGGTAAGAGGACCAAACCCCGGCTCTCTGATACCTGCTGCTATCTCTGTCTCTTCGCCGTATGTACTAGCCCATTCAAGAACTTCTTCTTGCGATAGTTCTCCCGGTAGAGAGACATTAAACTCTGTACCGTCTTCGCTAGTGTAAACAAAGTCAGTTGTTTTTTGTTGCTCTGACATTTAATTACTAACATTACCCATAGTTATAGTAGCCTTACTACCCGGTACAACTACAGTAGTTCCACCTTTAGGTGTGCCGCCTAGATTAGGTATAAATTTAGTTAAGTCTACTTTTTCAAAACGTATCTTACCATCTTCACCTTTAACTTCTTTAACTGTTGTTGGTGCATACAACGCAGCTGTTTGTCGTGCTGCATTCATAATCTGTCTATTTTCTTCTGCTACATTTGTAGGAAAACCAAGTTGTCTGTTCTTAATTATCGTATTTCTTGTTTGTTGTATACTGTCTAGTATAGCTTTTTGGGCTTGTCCCGAAGTAGTTCTACCTGTTTTTGCATTATCTAGTGCATACTGAGCAGTGGCGGTATCTATTATTTGTTTGTTGATAAGTGCCGTATTAGCTCTAATTCTTTCTGCAAGAGTTTTTTCGTCTATTATTCTTCGTGCTTTTTTATCTGCAATATCTGCCATTGCTCTTGTATGATCTAGATCATCGCTTTTTAACTGACGTTGTAAATTAAATCTTTGCAGTTTATCTTGATAGTCTGCTCTCTTCTGAGCATTTCTTTCTTGTCGCAGTTCTCTCTTAATCTTTCTTTCTTCTTTACCAATATCTGCAAGTTCTTTCAATGCAGGTTTGGCAGCTTCACCGATACTCTGTGCCAGTGTTTTGCCCCCGCCAGATGCTAGAATACCTGCGCCAAAGTTTGCCAGTGCCAGCCACTTTCTAGCAGCAAAGTCTGGCTCTTCACCTTTCTCATAGGTAGGAGCATCTCCAAGCATCTTTTTAATATCAGCAGCATAATCTTTATTCTTTATGTCTGCTATTTGCTGATCATAACTTTTTTGTGCAGCAGCAACTTCTGCTGGATTTTTTGGTTCTT